TATTGGGAAACAATACCTTATTTGCTATTTCCCTTTTTATGGGGCAAAGATGGTTTGGATAGCGAAGATAAATCTGCTTACCCTTATGCTCTACTTGTGCGTATGGGTAATTAATGCTAAAATGAAAGTCTTTTCTATTTGCACCATCAACGGTCATCCAACCTTTAAAGCAAATTACATCGGGGTTTTCTTGCGCCGCCTTAAGTATTGAAGGAATGTATTTTGGCGTTATGTAATCATCATCATCAATATGAACTACGTATTTACCTTGCGCCTTTTCAATTAATTGATTGCGCTTATTGCCTGTACTTATTCTCCCATCGTCAATATGTGTAAGAACTTCAACGCCTTCATGTGTACCAATTAACTTTAACAATGTGCGAAGGCTGCCCGCTCTACTTTGTAATGATGGTATTAGTATTGAGAGTATCATATTAACCAAATATACTTATTTTAGGAAAACCCAAATTTTTTCTTTTTATGTATGTTCTTTCATCTTGTCGGTAATAAATATCATTACGTCTACCCAAAGCATCCGTTTGACCGAATCCCCAAGCTGGGTGCTTATGTTCAAATAAATGTTGGTTTAAATAAACGTATCTATTCAATTCAATTGCTACATCCATAGCTTCATTATCGCACCAAAGTGAAGTATAATCGGGATGGTAAATGTATTTAAAGCGATTGTAATATTCGCGCCCCATTATTGACATGGTAGGCAGTAACTCATTAACGTGTCCATCGGGCAAATGCAAGAATTGGTCTAAGCCGCAATATTCGCGTATAACTTCATCAAATCCATATTGCGTAAATTCTTGATCATCCGATAAATTAACCAATATATCCCATCCGTCTTTTGGTATATCGCGGTTGATGGCTTCAACTTTACTTTTGCTATCACCTATGCAAACGGTAACATTCTTATCTAATTTAATTGCTTTTAGTTCCTCGCTTTCAAGCGTTATGGCATCGTCATAATCTAACGATACAACAAATTTATATTCATCCGTTGCCGAATTAGCTACAACGCTATCATAAGCAAGTAGCATCTTTGCGGGGCGGTTGCGTGTTGTTAGTTTATAAAGTATTACCATTCGGATCTAGGTTTAAAAATAAATTTAGGTTTATCATGATAGTTGTATATCGCATAGCGTGTTGCATCCATTCCGTCATCGTTAGCCTTTACAGGTTCTTCGATAATATTATCCTCTTTATCTTTTTTCCATTTGTAGGATTGTATTTCACGCTTTAAGTTAGTACTGCTATCGGTCAAATATAAAGGAAAACTTTTAACCTTAACAATCCCCGCCCAAACATCCTTATTGGCGGCGTGTATGTTAAACCCGCTGCGATATATTTCTTCAATGCTTTTGGGTTCGGCTGCATCGGCAAATATCATTCCCCTACCTATGTCAAGCGTTTGCATTTTGCGTATAAGTTCGGTCAATGTTAAATTGGATTGGTATATCAATTCTTGAACGTAGTGAGCGCCTTCATGATATTCTACTTTTACCAAAGCGGCGGGGTGATTATATCCAAAGTCTAAGCCGTAAAATACTTCGCCTTTGTTTGGCAGTTCCGATATGCCCCATTTTGTGTAAATAAGCTCCTTTGCAGCGCCTCTTTGCCCTAATCCGTATACTTTCCACATAAAGTCATCGGGTAGGTCTTTAAACGCCTCTATTGCGTTAATTTGGCTATCCGTTAAATTGGCTTTGTTGTTTAAGTAAGTGGAATGAATCCGTTTGTTTTTAGGATTATCGGCAACGCCATAAACCCAACTTACAAAATCGGCGGGATTCCAATCAAGAAATATTTGTCCTGTAGTCCTCATTGCTAATTGGTCAAATAATGGTTTGCTTAATAGGTTTGCTTCGTTTATGAATAAAATATCCCTTCCAGGTCCACGCGCTTTGCCTTCATCTTCTAAACCAAAAAGTTCAATATAACTACCGTTTTTGAATGTATAAATAAAATCGGAATAGCTAAATTGGTTGTCATCCCAAAGCTGCAACTCATTCATAATTAACTTAAAATCTCTATAAACACCGCGCTTTATATGCGGTAAGCTATGCGATACGCAACTAATGCGCTTCATTGGCTCATTTACTGCTATTTGAATAAGCAATTGCATAACCGAATAGGATTTGCTTGAACGGCTACCGCCCTCATTGCAAATAATCGGATAGCCTTCAATATATGCATTGTAATTAGCATCATAAACTGGCGTCGTTTTACTTGATAGGCTCATTACCTTCTTGTTGTATGTAGTTTATTTGAATAGGAACTAACGAACCGCTATGATTTAAATTTTGTGTTGCTTTTCCGTATGCTCTATCCAAAAGCAATTCAGCAGCGCGAACATCGCCCTTTGTTGCCTTTGCTCTCAATGCCATTAGTATTGCTTTGGCTGCATTTATTCCGTCTTTATCTTCGGCTAATACTTCTGCTAACAATTGCTTTAATTCGGGTATATCTTTTGATCTGCCTTTTGGATTCCCGCTTTGCCCCTTCACAAATGGTATCGCTCCTGGCGGCGTTTGTCCTTTTTTAAATGGCATTTCCGTTCTTTTTAATTGTTATACTTGGGTCTAACTTTCTCATTCGGTCAATAATTACTTGGCAGTATTTGGGGTCAAGTTCCATTCCGTAACACTTGCGGTTAAGTTGGTGGGATGCAACCATAGTACTTCCTGAGCCTAAAAAAGAGTCTGTAATTAAATTGCCAACTTCACTACTATTCTTTAATGCAACTTCTATTAATTCAATTGGTTTTGGTGTTGGGTGGTTTCCTTCTCTTTCTCTTGGTCTTGCAACATCAATTACATCTGCTTGTGCATTATCCCCAAACCATTTATAATCTTCACCAATGCAACCGAAAGCTATTAATTCATATTTTGGTCTATATCCTTTTTTGCCACTTAATCCAAAAACATTTTTATTCCATATTAAAGTTCTTTTGAAATTCCAATTGTTTTCTTTTATTGCACTTATAAATTCAACTTGTGTTTTTTGGTCATAGCATACATAAAAACTTCCTGATTCTTTAATTGGCATAATTGATAAAGCATCACTAATAAATTGCTTTAATTCATTACCCCTTAAATTATCATTTTCAATCTTTTTAATATTATCTCTTTCAACTGTTTGTGACCTGCCACCACTTGCACTAACTCCATAAGGCGGGTCAGTAAATACCATATCAGCCTTTTGCCCACCCATCAACCTTGCAACCGCATCACTATCCGTACTATCCCCACACAACAATCGGTGTTCCCCTATTTCAAACAAATCGCCTAAAACTATGTCCGTTTCAATTCCGCCTTCGGGTACATCAAAGTCATCTTCTTCTGCTTCCGCTTTAACTTCAAACTGCTGCGGTATATCCAATCCCCAATCTGCCAACTGTTCTACATCCCAATCGCTTTGCAATTCATCCCAATTCCATTCGCCAAAGCCTACATTATCTTTAATTAAGAACTGCGCCTTTTGCTCCTCTGTCCAATCGTCAGCAATAATTACTGGCAATTCCTTTAACCCTATTTCTTTTGCCGCTTTTAGCCTCATGTTGCCGCCCAATACAACAAGTTTGCCATCTGTATCTGTAAAGCATACCAAAGGGCGCTTTTCGAGCATTTCGGGAAAGTCTTTTAAGGATTGAACCAACTTAGCAAACTTTTCATCCTTTATAACTCTCGGATTCTTTGGGTTTGTTTTTATTTCTGCAATATTTCTGTTCATAGGGCAAAATTAGTATATATTTTTAAAACGGATGGTAAATTTTACCATAATTACCATAATTACTATAAATGTACGGCTGAAACTCAATGCCAGTGCGGATAGTTACCATAATTACCAATTTTCGCGTAGTGGGTATATTAGTATAATTACAATAAGAGATATATTAAATTTTATATCATAGTAAAGTTACCAATTATGGTAACTATTCAATGGTAGCAAAGGTTTCGCGTGTACATATATGGTAACTATTGGTAACTATTGACATAAAAAAAGGTGCTTAATGCACCTTCTTGTATTTCCCATGATCTGTTTTAGTAAACAATATCTTGAAATCTTTTCGCCTTAAGGCGGTTCTGAATTTCTTATCGGGTAGGTTTATTTTCTTACAAACCTGCTCCGCATCGGCATAAGTAAACTCAAAAGGTAAGCTATTATATAAATTATCTAACTCTAAAGGAAGCCCAGTTTCTACTGTTTTATGCAAGTTTTTTAATATATTAACCGTTGATTGTGCATGATAACGGTAAAGCTGCCACCCTAACTCAATAGTATTTTCGTCTATTATTGGGTTTATCGGATTGTTAATAATCGCTATAATTTGCGTTAATCTTGGAAAGTACGCCGACATCTTAGCTTCTGCACCTTTAATATAATCTTCGATGCGGTTGTTTATACGGTCATTAGCTGCCATTAAAGAGCCTTGAAAGTATTTTCGGTACAATTCCTTTGCCGAATCGGTTATTTGTATTTTTATAGGGTTTACATCATCATTACTATAGGTTTTGTTAATATCGTATAAAGCCAAAACAAGGTTAGACCATTCGGCGCACATTTGCCTTTGCTGGGTAAATGGATCTGCGTTTACGTTTAATTGTATATAATCGGATTGAACCATAAGGAAACGTGAAGCAAAGCCGCTTTCAATCTTATCCATCGTAAATATGTTAGTTAATCTACTTGGCTGCGTTCCCATTAAAAGGTTAATGTTTAAATTTTGAACTACACGCTCTTTATCCCTATCGGCACGAATTTGAGTATATCTTCCGCCACTAAATGCTTGAGTAAAGAATGAGATTGAATCGTTGTTAGACTTGTGCGCCCCAGCGTTTAATATTGATTCAGCTTCATCATGATAAACCCCCATTCCGTTTGGCTGATCTTGGCAAAGGGCAATATAACCTTCAGTAGTTCCATCAACTGCAAACGGATGAAATCTTCTTGGCTTGGCTTTAGTGAATTGACTTTTGGAAGATAAAGCCGCCATTCTTTCATCGTTCCATTCAGCTAACTTATTTTTATATTCTTGATCCTCGCGTTGCAAAGTATCGCTCAATGGTTGCTCACACATGGACTTAAATGCTGGTGTTTTACCAACCGATACAGGTGCGATCATAAGGCAGAATAAAATATTCTTTGCACTTGAGCCAAATTCTGAAACATAAGCATTCCCTGCCAATGAAGATGCAGTCCAAAGTCCTGCCGTTGC